CTCTAAATCAAAGCCAAATGTCCATAGTTTTCTTTTAAATGGATTTTTGAATGTAAATAAAGGATATTTTATTAAATATAATTTAGGATTTCCAGGTATATTGTCGGCTTCTTTAATATCAATTATTTGTCCCTTTAATCCATTATTAATTACTTTATCTTTAATCTTTAACATTACTATCACTTCCTTTTAGTTCTTGTAATCTTTCAAAATACTTTAACCAACATTTTTTATAATCATCATTACAATTTTCTTCACAATAATCATTTTCATAAAATACATCTTGTGCTTTTTCTTCATCACATTTTTCAGTATATCCAAAATTTAAAGGGCACTCTTCTTTAAAAAAATTAAAATCTAACATTGTATTTATGATATTATTTAGTCTTTCTATTTCTGCACACAATCTTTTGTTTCTTATTTGTAAATTTCTGACGGCATTGTATTCGTCAATCATAGATTTCAAACACTCACCTTTGTGGACTGTTTGCCCTTTGAAAACATAATCATCTTCTTCATTTACTTCTTTATGACATACAAAACATTTTAATTTTTTTTTCATCAATCTTCTTTTCCTTCCAATTTTTTATTTAATTCTTCTTCCCACCAACTTAAACTTATTTCTATTCTACTTATAAGACTTAAGAATGCTAAATATCCATATCCTAAGTCAGATGTTGCTTGTTCGTTATCTATTGCTTTATGTTTTAGAAATTGTAATTTGGATTTTATATTAGTAATTTCTTTTAATTGGTCCTCTATTTCTCCTTTACATTCCCACATTATTTATTCTCCTCATCTATAATATTTATTATTTCATCTATTTTATCTACTATGCTTTTATCCCATTCATGTTCCATATTCCAATCTGTATAATAAACTAATTTGAAATATTTGCTTTTTTCTACAATATCTTTTTTATTTAATAATTGTTGTTTTACTTTATTTATGATATTATTTAATCTTTTATTTTCTTTAAATAATCTATTTTCTACTGTATCAGTAGCATTTCTTACATAATCAATACTATTTCTATTTAAAAACTCTTCAATATCGGTAGTTGCATAAAAACTAAATTCTTTCCAACCTAATCTGTGCCTTGCTCTAACTTTGTATTCAAATAGTGAATTACTCATCAATAATTCCTCCATTTCTCACAACTCTTACTATTAAAGTCTATTGCTCTACATTTATTGTAGTTATTAAATGATATGCAAGTGTATATAAACAATGCTATTAGTATTCCTATTAAACAATATATTAGAATGTATATTGTTTCAAATGTCTTTCTCATAGATCACTCCTACCTCATTTCCTTTTAATTTATTTATCAGTACATATAAGAATCCGAATATCTTACATCTTCTTATTTCTACTCCTTTTTTATTTCTTACTATTACCCACATTTTGACATATTTCACTTTCAAAATATTCTTTTGGTGTTTTATTATCACAATTGGTTTTTATCATTTGTAGTATTATTCCTATTGTTGCCATAACAATTCCTATTACTAATATTACATATATTATTTTTTTCATATTAATTCTCCTTTATATTTAAAATTTTTTTGTTCATTTTCTAATCTTTGCTTTTCTTTATAACATTCTCTATAATTGCCTTTAAACACTCTTTGATAATTGCAACCTCTTAATGATCTAGTTATATGAAACACAATATATTTACCTTTTTCATCATTGCTTGGTTCTACTTTATATTTATCAATTAATCTCATTTTTCTAAATAATTTCATGTTGTTTTCTCCTTTTTAATCTTTCGTATTTTGCAGTTCTTCTATTTCTTGCTATTTTCTTATATTCTTCTCTATTTATAAGCTCGTACTCTTTATTTATTCTTCCACCATATTTATTAATTTGATAATTATTTATTTTTGCATATATATTACTTATCTCTATATCACTTAATTTGTATTTTTTACTTATTATTGTTCTAAATTTTCTTGACCCCATATTAGTTTCTTTATACATATTAAATATTAATTCTTTTAGGTTCATTTTAAATACTCCTTTATTCTTTTTATTAGCTCGTTAGGTTCTATCATTTCATAATAAGCTATATCTAATAACATTTTAGTTGGCATATTATCTATTTTGCGTTTTTTGTTAGCATAGTTATATAATGTTATTTTACTTACACCTATTTTATTTTGTATTTCATATAAACTATGTTTTTGCTCTTTATATAATTTCTTCATGTTTTACCTCATTATACTTTCATACATTTCTTTCTGATATTTACTTAACTTTAATCTATATTGTCTATCTAATTTATATTTTCTTTTTATCTTTGAATAAGTTTTTAACATTTGCATTGACCTTTTATATAAATGTTCTAATGTTTGATACACTTCTTCATCAGTTGTTGCTATCCAGTATCCTCCATGTTTTCCAGCTTCACTACAAACTATTTTTTGTAATGTATCACTATTTCTTATACTTTCAATGTAATCTCTTAATGTTTTATTGTCTTTTATATTAAACTCTTGCATTAACACACCTGATTTGACCCTTTTTTCGTGTCCTATGGCATTTTTCTTCAAGTAGTCATATATTTGGTATGTTAAAGGCTTTTCTTTGTTAAATTGGCTTAAAACACCTTTTTTTAGCATATCTCCTATTTTCATTTATTATTACTCCATTCTCTATTTAATTGACTTTCTAATATTCTTATTTGTAATTTTATTGAATTTATATTTTCTTGAGCAGTGCTATACATTGCCTCTGCTACATCTCTTTTAAATCTTTTATCAGCTACTTCAGGAATACCATATACTACTTGTTGTATTAATGTTACTGGCATTCCTTTTTCACTTCTTAATTTTAATGCCTCTTGTCTTAATGTTATTTTGTAATCTCTTTCAGTTTCTGCTAGATCATTACCATATTGTGTTAATAATTTAATTGCTTGATTTAATTTTTTTGTTAGTTCTTGAATATCATTAAATAAATCCATATCTTACTCCTATTCATATTGTTCTGATTTTGATATAGGTTTATAATTATCTTCTATATCTTGTTCCATATCTTTAATTTTATCTTCTAAATCTCCTTTATCATCATCTAATTCCTCTATTTTTGATAATAAATCCTCTATTGATATTAAATCTTTATTTTCAAATATTCTTTTTATTTGTTTGCTTTCTTCTCTTATATCTACTAATATCTTTTCCATCTTTTTATCTCTCCTTTACTATTACTATTATTTTTTGACTATCTCCATCACATATATAGTCATGATACATATTTAATGTTTCTATATCATCTAATGTTAAATCCTCATAATTAAATATATGTTCTTTCATAATATCTTTACCTCCTTACATTTATGATTATATAACAAGTATTATATAAAAGTCAACTACTTTTTTAATTAAATTTAATTTATTTTACATTTGACATAAAAAAAACTAGGTATTTCCTAGTCTTTTTCTAAACTTATTACAAGCTTTAGTTGTTTTATTTAGATTTGTTTTTTTGTATTTACAATAATAACTTGGCAATGTACTATTATATGAACTTCTTTTTACTAGCATTACACAATTCTTACAACGATCACATTTTTTTATTTGTATCTTATCTACTTTAATTTCATTTTCTTCCTTATATTTTTTCTTATCAAACTTTAATGATTTAATAAATTCATCATTATAAATTATATGTTCTTTATTAAATAAATGTTGCATACATATAGCTTTATAATCTTGTGATAGTCTATTTTGTTCTTCTCCAATTGGATTGTCTAATATATAGTAATGACATTTAGTACATAATGATACTATATTTTCTTTACTTCCTTTACCACCTTTTGCTCTACTTAAAAATACATGAGCCATTGTTAATGCACCTTTATTACCACAAATAATACATTTATTACCATCTCTTTTTTTTATATATTTTCTTGTTTCTTTAGATACATCAGTCCATTGTGTTCTTATTGACATATTTCCATAATTCACCTCTTTATATTAATTGTTTGTATAAATAACATAAGACATTAACAACTATACTATCCCCTGCTAAATGATATAAACTACTATCACTTTGATTTTTAGCAACCTTATCAAAATCTTCATCTTTGACACCCATTAGTCTAAATGCTTCACGAGGCGTCAACTTTCTAATTCTTAATCCATTTGATATTTTGTTTTCATTGGATCTCCATATTTCTTGTATCTTAAATAATGTTTGTTGCAATATCCTAAACCTTTCATTGGTTTGCCACATATCTTGCATACTTGTTTCTCCCTGTGTTGTTTCATATGACAACTCCTGCATAAATAAGTTAAATTGTCTAAATTGTTGTTCTGATAATTCCCATCTTTGTGGTGTATATCTAGTTTTCCAATTTTTCCACATATTGAACATTTTTTTTCTATCGGTAATACTTTCATTATATTCACTGCTGTTTGGTGTGCTTGTCGATATTTTTGATTGTGACTTCCTATCTTCATATAACTCATTCTCATACAAGTTCGATTGCAATATTTTCTTTTCTTGAACACTGATAAATCTTCTAATCTCTTGCCAAATCTCTTTCTTTCCAATTTCTTCCCACAATATTTGCAATAATTCTCTACTTCGTTCATATTTATCTTTCTCCTTTGTATCTATTATATAACATAAATTAAAAATAGCAAAGAATAAATCATAAATATTATTATCTTTAACTACAACACCTCTATCGTTTCCACCACTTGTTGTAAGTGTTTGTGTTTTTCCTTTTTGTACTGTTCCTCTGTGGTACTGCATTCTACCAGATATATCTACTCCATCTCCATCAGTTGCTTCTAAATAACCTTTTTTTGTTGCATTTTTTATTGCTAAAAAAGTATTATTTCTAAAACTTACTCCTGTTGTAATAGTTCCACTTTTCTCTTTATTTATTTTTCTATTATATGTATCTATATAACAAGTATCATCAATTTTATTTTGTTCTAATGTTTCTTTTAATGATTTATTTGTTATAAAATTATCAGTACATCTAGTACCACCAGTAGTACATAAAGTAGCAGCTATTCCATCTTCATTTGTTGTTTTTAATGTTTGAAAAAATCTTTCTTTTCTAGGAAATTTACTATTTTCACTTTCACTCATAAAACAATTAATCATCTTATCACTTAAAAAGTATTTCTCATCAACATTATCTTCTAACATATCTTTCAACTTTAATTTAAGTGGTATAGGCTTAGGAAAAGTATAATTATAATCTCCTAATATTGATACCATAAAACACCTATTTCTTGTTTGTGGAATTCCATAATCAGTAGCTATTAAGTCTTGCCAATAATTCTTATAACCTAGTTCTTCTAGTCTTAATTGCCACTTATTAAAATCTTCTACATTATCAGAACCATGCACCATAGGAACATTTTCCATTAAAAGTATTTGTGGTTTTTCTTCACATTCAGTAAGTATTCTTTCTACTTCCCATAACATACCACTTCTTGTTGATGTATCGCTCATTCCTTTTCCTTTTCCTGCTAACGATAAGTCATGTCATTGACAAGGAAATGAGTAAGTCATTATATATTCAAACTTATCAATATCCTTGATTTCTAAATCTACCCCCTTTACTTGTTGTATGTTTACTAAATTATGAGTTGCTTGTATGTTGTTGTAGATAGTTCTTGTTTGTTTCTCATTTAATCTATTTACTTGTTGTTGTGTCATAGGTTCATTGTAATTACTAGATATTCCTTTATTAAATAAATATTGTTTTATTTCTTCAATAGATAAATCTTTACTATAATCAAAATTATCATCAGTAAAATGTATATCTTTATATGCTTGAATACTTTTAACTGCCCATTCACATATTTTATAACTTTCTACATCAATTCCTAGATAGTTCCAAGCTAGTTTGGTTGATCCATATCCTGCAAATAATTCTATTGTCCTTATCTTTTTAGTAATTTTATAAGTAGGATATATCATCTCAAATATATTTGTTTGCCCTTCTAACATTATCTCCTCCTAAAATGGTAAATCAGAACTGTCAATTTGTATTTGTTCTCCTATGTTGCTTTCAGTTTTAATACTATCTCCAAAGTCTTTAAAAGGATTGTTAGATGTTTTCTCAACTTCTTTAAATTGTTGTATCTGAGTTAGGTCAGTTATTACTAGCTTAAACTCTACATTTCCATCTTTCTTTTCATAAGTTGATAAGAATCCGTCTATGTCATATAAACCATATTCCACGTCAGTTCCTTTTGGTAGTGTTAATGATAAATACTTCTCAGTATGTTTTCCGTTATAATCATTCTGCACTTTGGTATAATATCCTTTTCCATCTCTACTTTTGCTTATTACTAGTTTCATTTTCAAATTCCTCCTTTAAATTAAATATTTTTCCTTCTTTATTGTGTGGAAGCCAAATCATATAATATTCATCAACTCCCTTTCCTGTTAAGTATTCAAGTGCTTTATCATACATTTGAATTTGCTTATAGCATTTTTCTCTATTCTTTTTAAGATTTGTGTTATACGTTTTATAGTCAAATATAGCCCTTGTAGAGAACAATTCTTTGTTTCTAGTATAAAGTGTTAAGAACTCATAAAACTCGCTTGTAAAGCCCTTTTCTGATGTTTTTAAGTATGTTTCTATCTCTTTGTGTACTAAACTTCCTCTAAATTGAGCATATTCTAACAATTCTTTATTTATTCCCTCATAACTTCCATCACTTAATAGTTGTGTTACACTTGGTATTATCTTTCCCTCTAACTTATAACAATGAAATTCTTCTATGTATTCTACTTGACTATTAAAATCTTCAACACCTGTTATTAAATCCACGCAACCAGCATATTCATTAGTGTTTACTATCTTTTCCGTTAGCATTTTCTTTCCTTTCAATTAGTGCTACTGCATCATTAAATAACATATCTTCTATTTTCTCTATTTTGTAATATTTAAGCATAGCGTCCATGTTTTCTTCTGGAATCAGCTTTCTTATTTTTGTAATTTGTTCTTTTTCAATCTTCTTTGTTGCCTCTTCTTCAGGTAAATCTTCTCCAGCATAAATGTATAACCCTAATCCATGTCTTGCTACTGCTTTTGTAAGACTTCTTTGTATTGATTTATTTACATCAAATGATGTTATGTTATCTAGTGGTATTGATTTATTTTTAAAATCCATTACTGGTAGTTCCTCAATATGTTCAACATCATCAATTACTACTCCTGTCTTAACCCATGCTGTTTTCCCATCAGTAAAGTAGTTTACTGGTCCGTATTCAGTTTCTCTTTCGTAAATAATGTAGTTTGCTGTTGGATGTAGTTTCTTAACTTCTCCCCAAGCCCAGGCCCAACTTAAATATGTTAGTCCGTTCTTTTTTTCAGTTTTATCTGATACATTTATATTATTTAATTCAGTAAAGTAATTCTTATTCTCCATTTTCTTTCTCCTTTTGTTCTTTATTAAGTTCCTTAATTGCATTCATTTTTTCTACTCTTAATTTTGCTTCTTCTTTTTCTTTATTTTCCATTTTATTTACCTACCTTTTCAAATAAATCTTTTATTTCTTTTCCATATAAACTTGCTATTGCATAAGCACTATGCTTTGGTATTACTCTTTTTTCATTTAATAATTGTGATACCCATGTTTCAGAAAAACCTAAATTATCTACTATATATTTATTTTTTAGTTGTCCTGATACTTCTTTTCTTATTTTATACATACTATTCTCCTATCTATCTATCCATTTGATTTTGATTTACTAATGTCATTTCTCCACTGTCTATCTTTCTTACTCTATTATCTGCTAAACATATAAATCCATATACCATAACTGCTAATATTAAAAATGTTATAATCATTTTTATCATTTTTTTCATTTTCTTTACCTCCTTACATTTACTATTTTATACTATATATTTAATTTAGTCAATATATTTTTATTTTAATTTAATTAATTTACACAAAAAAGAGTGTATTTTACACTCTTATTCAACTATCCATACATCCTCTACTTCTCTATTTCTACAGTCAAAAACTTTTCTATGTTTTCCCTTTGTAGATATCGTTAGTGCTTGCTCTAAACTCCATCCACGTTTTAATCTATCAATAAAAGTCGTTTGTGATATTCCATATTCATCACACCACTGTTTAGATGTTTGTGTTTTGCCATTAAATGTATAAAAAACATTATTTGTTTTATGATTAGATTGAAATTTTGGTGTTGACCATCTACAATTTTCAGGGCAATAATCTTTTTCATTATCAATTCTGTCTAGTGTCAATTTTTCATCATATCCATTATTAATTGCCCAATCATAAAAATTGATAAATCCCTCTCTATGTTTCCATTCTTCACATACTTTTATACCTTTGCCACCATAATTTTTGTATTGATTAGTAGATGGATAATAACACCTACAATACATACTATGCCATATTCTATGTAATCTAGTATGTGATAGTCCATGTTTTTCTGCAAGCTTATTACCTCGCATATTAATTCTTTTTGTCATAATAAAATACCTCCCACAACAAAGTATTAGAGGAGCAGTTGTGGTACTCCTCTATAAACATTATATCATATTTTATGATATTTTCCAAATATATTCAATTTTTTTATCAGTGCAATCCCACGTGTCTATAACGTAGCCATTGATACACGCTGTTATATGGTTATTAGTAGTTATTAAATATTTACCAACAGGGTGGTTTTCCGCAAATTCACCTATATATGTTTCAATATATGGAATCCTTTTAAATTTATTATCTAAAAAACTTCTTACAAAAACAGCATTATCCATCATCTGACCTTGTTCCATTGCACTTTTGCATAATTCTTTATATGCCTCTCTCCATGTTATATCCATTACTATTGAATATGCCCTAGGAAAGCAGTCATCAATAAAATTATTGTGACTATTAGCATTATAAAAATAATATCTATATGCCATATTACATCATACTTCTTTGTAATGTTTCTCTTAACATTTGTCTTTGTGGTTCAGTTTCTGCTTCTTCGTGTAATACTCTTATAAAATCTTCTAATGCCTTTACCATGTAATGAAATGATTTATCAGTTTCTTCTCCTGCTCCATATCTTCTACTTTCTTGGTATCTTTCATATTCTCCTGACATTCTATCAAGTTCATCTTCTCCACGATATTTCATATCATATCCTCTTCTATCATAATTATCTCCATAATTACCATAGTTTCCATATGATCCATGTCCTGGTCTACGACCACCATAAGTTCCATACATATTTTCATTATATCTCATTGCGTTCTCTCCTTCCTTTGCCATATGTCTTATTTTATATAATCTATACAATATTTCTATATTGTTTGTAGTTATATCTTCATCTAATATATTTTTAATATGTTCAGATGTTTTATCTATTGTTTTTTTATCAATATCATCATTCATTTGTATCACTCCTTTCTTTAAGGATTTTTAATATTTCATTGTTTTGTTGAATAATTTTTTCCAAGTACTCACTATCTTGTTTTTGTAATTCCTGCATTAAATCAGTATTGTTATAATCTTGAATTAATAATATAAGATTATACAATTGCAATAATAATGATGTTAAATCTACTGAATTATTTCTCATTAATTATTTGTTCTCGCAAGATTGAATGTAGCATTTGTTATAATTGGTATTTGTGTTACAATTGGTGTTGTAGCATCTGTTGGAGTTGGTACACTTGGAACTGCTGCAACAGTTATATTTGTACTAGCACATGGGCAAACTTGTAACTTTCTATTAAAAGATACTGTTTCATAATCTCCTGCTGCTGCAAGTGTTACTGCTCTTACAGTATCTGGAAGCAAAACACCATCTTCGTATAATCCTATTGCTACTACTCCAGCAGTTGCTGAACTTATTGATGCACTAAAATTAGCATTATAATATCCTCTATAATTTTTACCTAAAATTTTAAATATAGGACTTCCGTTTTCATAATCTAACCAGCCACCTCTGGAACAAGGAGTGCATCCTGTTATAATGTTAGTTGCATCAAATACTATTGGTGCTGAATTACTTGTTAATGCTTTTGGTTCATTTAATATGGTTTGTATCATTTTATTTCTCCTTTCATATAAAAATGAGGATAGAACTATGCCTATCCTCTGTTAAGTACAATTAAGTACTTTTAAGTTAGCAAGTTCCTGTAATCAGGGTTGTCTTATTGACTATTTGCTTTAATATTCAATTAAAATAAATTATTGTTTTAAATATATTTATATGTTTTTCTATTAATAACTTTAGAAATAGTATTTCTATGCATATTATACTTTTTAGCAAATGCTGTTATATTATTATTTCTATCATTTTTATTATAATTATCTCTAATATATTTTACATCATCTAATGATAATTTACTATTATAGTTAGGATGGTTAATACCAGCCATTAATCCTGTTTTTATTGCGTGTTGTGTATTTTCTTTTGCAGTACACCATTCAAGATTTTCAACTCTATTATCTGTTTTAATACCATTAATATGATTTACGAATGGTTTATTTTCAGGGTTAGGTATAAATGTTTCAGCAACAAGCCTATGTACTGAGATTGCTTTTCTTATTCGTTTATTATTTTCTATTTTAGTCAATTCAAATCTCATATACCCTTTTTTGCTTATATAGCCATAAGTTTTTTTATTAGTAGATATTCTAATAATTTCTCCATTAACAGTTATTTCATATAAATTTTCAAAACCTTTAATTTCAACTTTTTTATTCATTTCTATCACCCACACTTATTATACAACAAGGTGTGGATTGCTTCAACTAAAATAAGTTGTTGTTGCAAGAACACCCATTGTTGCAATTATTGTTGCAAGTGAATATAGGTGTTCTACCATATACTGGTGTAGTTGGTACAGGACAGTTATTTAATCTGTTATAAAGTGCATCAACTTCATTTGCAAAACCTTGTGATATAAATGCATTTTGAGCAGTTTGAGATTCACGAAGTGCTGCCATATTAAGTTGAGTAGTAAGTTCTGAAATCCTGTCATTTTTAGCCTCTACTTGAGCCTTAACACCATCTAATTCTAATTGGCATAATTTATCAAGAATAGCCTGACTGTTTTTATTAGCAGATTCAATAATATCTCTTGTATTGTTTGCATCAGCAAATCTAGTTTGGTTGCCTTCATTTTGTATTATGTTTTGAGTTTGGCAAGTTGCTAAACGATTTTCACAGCAGCATGAAGCAAGGTCTGATGCTAATCCACTTATTGCACCTGTAATTGCAGTTTGAGAATTAAATCCTTGTTGCATATCAGCAATTTGTCTTGCATTTGCAGATATTTCTGCTCCAGCAAATCCACTATTTACTGCTTGGACTATATCAGCAGTACTTCCACAAATTTGAGTTGATAAGTTATTTACTGCATCACGAGTTCCTTCAATTTGATTACTTAAATGTAAGTTTTGAAATCCATCATTAGTGTTTTGATTAATTCCATTTTGACCACTTAATAGCCATGGGAAATCATAACCCATTGCATTACCACCAAATCCTCCGAACATTCCACCATTACCAAGCATTCCTAAAGCAACTAGGCCAATTATCCATTCACCCATAGAACTACCCCAACCATTGTTGTTTCCACCGTTAACATCAAAAGTTGGAATTACACCTGTAGTGTTACTATTCATAGACATTCTCCTTTCTTAAAATTTTTATTTATATCAAACACATTGTGTTGATACCTATTTCATTTGATTTTGTATTTCAGTCAAAACATCATCAGGAAAACCCATTCTTTGAGCAGTTATGTAAAAGTTTTGTAATTGTTGAGGTGTATAATTTCCTGTAACTTGCTTTAACAAATCTATAGGACTACTTTGATTTTGTCTTGCCTGCTCTAGAAACTGAAACTTTTGAGGTTGTCTTTGTCTTAGTTGGCTTATCAATGGTTGTGTCGCATTCTTCATCATTTGTTGCATTGGTTGATTCATTTTTTATCATTCCTTTCAACTTATTATTTTCACTTCTTAATTGTTCTATAATTTCATCTTTTTCATCTTTAGGTATTACTTCAAACATATCAAATGTTCTTATTTCTCCTTTTGCATTTTTTATAAATAATTGCGTATAATCATTTGTTACAAATGCAGTTTCTACTACTGTTAATTCCTTTTCAACATCTTCTATTGAATTAATATGTTTTAAACCAGCAACACCATTTGGAGATGATTGAAATGTCTGATTTATAACTGTTGGTTGTTGATATCTGCTCATATATTGTTCTTTAGATTTTTCAACTCTTTCTTTTTCCTTTTCTAAATACTTTAAATAATCATCATAATTATTTATTTGTTGCATATTGTTCATAGGTTGTTGCGTATATGTATTAACATACGGGTTAATATAAGGATTATTATTCATTATTCATCATCTCCATATTTGTTATATCTTTTTGAAAATCTATTATATTCTCCTAAACAGATACAACTACATAAAGTTGTGTTATACCCACCAAAACTATTAAGACCTATAAACATAGGAATTAGCCAAGAACTATTCATAATAATCACTCCTTACATTTTTGAAATTAACTCTAACATCTCTTTTCTCTTTATTTCATCCTCTTCTTTTGTTTCTTCTACTTTAATTTCTGATAATTTTTCTTTTAATATTGCTACATCAGTTGGCAATAATTCTTCTTTGCTTAATATCCTTTCAATATTTTCTTTTAATTTTTCTTCAATTCTTTCTTTCATATAATTTCCTCCTTAAATAAGAAAAGAGAAAAAACTTAAAACTTTTCAACCAGTGTTTTAAACTAATCTAATAAGTGTTTTTTCTCCTTTCTTGATTATTATTATAATTTATATTAACCAAGTAAAAATGCCTTATATAAGCCTTAAAAGTGCCAATAAAACGACATAAAAAAAGACTACAATATTTTTGTAATCTTTCTTTTTAATTCTTTTACTCTTCTATTGGTAGTTCTTTCACTAATATTTAATTCCAATGATATTTTTGTAATAGAATATCCTTTTATTTTCATTTCAAGTATTTTAGATAATTCTTCATTTAACATTAATTTTTCTTTTATGTATTCGTATTCATCTTTATTAAAATCAAATATCATTTATAAAAACCTGCCACAACTGTTACACCTTTTTTTATTTCCAACTTTAGTTGTTTTAGATTTACGATATTTAGTTTTAGTTTTAGTTTTACTTAATTTGACTTTTCCCATACATCATTGCCTATCTTTATATGAGAATTATCTATATTTTCTACATCTTGAATATCTAATGTATCAGTATCACTTTCAATAGTTCCTATATCATTCAATAACCAAATTGTATATCCTAATAAACCTATAAATGCTATAAAAGTTATTAACCACATATAAAAGAATTTTCTTTTATCTTTTGCACTATCTTGATATAGTTCCATTGCCAAACTTTGCTCTTTTAATTCCTGTATTTCTTCTTTCGTTTCTTTTAAATCATCTTTAATGCTCATATATACCCTCCTATGAATGATATTTAAGTATATGTTTGCTCATTTCTTCTTGTACTATTGCCTTTGTTTCATTTTCTTGTTGTTCTAATTTATCTAATATTTTATCTACTTTTTTATCTAATAAGTCTAATCTAAATTTAATTAGGCTTTGTTCTCCCGCTTCTTCTTTAACTTCACTGTTTGATTTGTCTTTTCTATTAAAGAAAAAAGATAATATTGAAATAATTACTGCTATTAAACTTGCTATTGTGGTTATTTCCATAACTTATCCCCTTTCCTATACTTAATCTGCTTATATTTTATCATTTATTTATTATTTGTCAACATATCAATAAAACTAGGTTTTGCCCTAGTTTATCTTACTCTTAACTTTTGTCCTGCATATATCAAGTTTGGATTTGCAATGTTGTTCCAAGCAACAAGTTGATTAACAGTAGTTCCAAATTCTTTAGCAATTTTAGTTAAGTTATCTCCTCTAACAACTGTATAATAAAGAGGTTGTTCTTTATTAATACCTAATTTTTGATTTACTAGATTTTGAACTTCTTGATAATTATATCCTGCTGATTCTAGTCTATTTTTTCTATCTTCTCCGTTTCCCCATTTGCCATCTAATACTTCATTAGCTAATTCTTCGTTAGTTTTTCTTGCTGGTGTAGGTTGTGCTGTAGAAGTTGGTTGCGTTCCTTTTGGATAACCATTGAATCCGTTTTTAATAATAGATGGATAATCATAGTAACAATAATCTTGGTCTACTATTTGCCCTGCTAGATATGGACTTCTTATTCTATTTGTTTCTCCGCCAAATTGCCACATACGTTCTCCTAATACTCCTGATGGCTTATTGCTTAACCATGCTGCTAACCACTTATCATAGTCTTTTACTCTATCTTGATTTATCCAATTATTAAACCAATCTAAATTAGCATAAATACCTACATAATAGCCTTTGTTTTCTAAAGTTTCGCAGAATCCTACTATTCCATCAGTTATTGCTTCTTTACCAGCGTTTCTTAACCAACGTCTTCCACCTGTATCATCTTCTACATCAATATAAATTGGATAGTCGAATTGTTTCCCTTTTAGACAATTTTCATACATAAAATTTGCTTCATCAACACCTTTTTGATAAGTGTTAGCACAACTAAACCAATAAGCTCCTACGCCTATTCCTCGTGCCTTACATTGATTGTAGAAATTGTCAAACTGAGTATCTTTTGCTTTAGACATTCCATCACCATATCCAGTAAATCCTGCTCTTAATATAGCAAATTCCACACCATCATTTTTAAGAGTATCGAAATTTATTCCTGCGTTATGATGACTTAAATCAATACCGAATTTTTGCATAATTATTCATCTCCTTTAATTAAATTTTTAAATGCTTCATAACATCCTGTACTTGCTAATCCACTAAATAAGCCCGTTAGAATGACTTCTAACGTGATTTTATCTAGGTTAGTACAAACACTCAATGTTAAGCCCAAACAAGCCATAATTAAAGGTATATACTTATTAGGAATAAAATTTAAACTATGTTTTATAACATAACCAATACACAAACATATACCAACAATTATAATGTTTATAAAACTTGATAATACTGTAATATCCATATTTCCCCTCCTTTCTTTATTTTTTACTCATTTGCAAAATACACATTAGTACAATTCCACTTATTTCTCCTAATATAAAGCCTATTATAAATGCCATTTGTTACTCCTTAATCAGTTGTTTTTGTATATTCTGTTACAATAGAAGCAGAACCAGAAACTCCGTTTGCCATATATTTTAAATAATCAACTTCAAATAAAAATTGAACATAATAATTAGGACTCTCATATCTTGGTAACGTAACATTGTTACAAAAACCATAAGCATTTGTTACTTTATCAAGATTAGGTATACTTATTAAACTAGTCCAAGTTGATTTATTTGATATTGATACATTAGATACTTTTCTATATAAAGGTTTACCATCTATCCATGTACCTATTACTGTTTCTGTTTCTGAATATGTACTTTTTATAGCTTTAACACTTGGTATTTTTGTATCATCAGTTAAATCATCTTTTACATTTCCTAATAATGTACTTTGCATTAAATTAAGATTACTTGCACTCAAAGGTGTCGAACCCTCATATTGAGCATCTGTTACATCATAACTAACTCCTTCTATTTCAACTTTTGCAGGTTCTACTAAAGTTCCATTTTCCCATTCAAACGTATTTAACGCCATTAATTATCATTCCTTTCTATTTTTAATTTTACTTTTAAATTTCCAAAGTTGTCATTTAATTTACTTATTGTATAATATTTGTCTAAATCAGTAATTACATATTGATCACTAAAATCATTTTTATATCTTCTATATAATTTATACTTAAATATTAAGTATTTACTATTATCCATTGTTGGATAAAATCCTAATTGTAAGTTTTCACTTGGATAATGCCCTATTTTTTTTGTTCTTGAAACATCAAATGTTATTGAATAATTATCTCTATCAACTTCTACATCATCTATTAAATATTCTTCTTCCATGTATCCTATTGTATTCCCAAAACCTATTGAATATAGTTTTGCTCTTGTTGTTTCTTCTACATCAATTATTCTTCCTCCAACATCAATTTCTTTCCATTCTAAATCTTTCTTTGCAACATCATTTATTAAATGTAATGGATATTCTATTCCTTTTGAAATGCCATCACTTTTTAAAGTATCTAATCTTGATATCGTGAAGTTTTCATTATAATTAATTATTATATTCATATTAGATGTATCTAAATATGCTAAAAGTGGTTCTTCTTCATTATAAATACCAAAACCAATTGCTGCAATTTTTCTATTTGCATATTTATTTAATATAGATGCTCTATGTTTTAAATTATCACCTTTTATTTTGTAAGTACCAGAAGTGTCAAAAATATAGTTTATTTTAATATAATTTTTATTTGTTGTTATTCTTGTCTTTAACCAAGCCTTAGTTGGTGATGCTCCTGATATTGAAATATCAAAATCACTTGCATATATTTTACTATCATAATCAACATTTTCTAATGGTTCATCTAATTTTATGTAACATTTTGTAACATAGCAAGGTTCGCATATTGTTTCTGTCTGAGATTTAAAAAGCCTTTCTAAGTATTCATTAAGTATCATATTTTTATGTGTCCAGATTTTATTACCCATTTTTATTTGAACATATTCGTTTTTAACTTTCATTAATACTCACCTCATATTTTTCAATAATTTCTTCTTCTATATAATCAGAAGTAACTAAATTAATTGTTTTTTCATTTGTTTCTTGTTCTTTTGCTCTAAACAAATCTACATAGTTATCTAAAATATTAGTACTCTTCAAAGTGTATTCCCAAGTATAATAATTAGATTCTAAAACAAATGTCTTATCAGTTACAATGTACAAATCATTTATAAGAAAATCTTCTTTATCTATTTTTATTGTATCTCCTATTGATAAATCGATTTTTTCATCTACTTTTATTTTTACTGTATCTACTTTTGATGGATCTGTTTTTATATAAGAATCTGCTATTTTTATAAGTTCCTCATATGTTTTCCACTGCTCATTCATATCGACTTTTCTCTCAACGATACCTGTAGCACTAACGATGTTTTTACTTTTATTGATTTCTGCTTGATTTTGTATTTTTACATTTGCCCAAACAAGTGAAGTATATGAAGAAGCACTTGTAATTTCAATTGAATCATTACCATTATATTTAAGACCAACAATTAAATTTTTAAAGAATGAATCTCTTACTAACACCCACTCGCTTTCTTCAGAATAACTATCACTAAATGTCACATTATCATCATACATAAAATTCCCTTTAAGGTATCTAAGATTAATTAACAAATCTGTATTTGAATTATTTTTCTTACCAAATAAGTAGAATACATTTTTAATTCCAAAATAATTATCTTCTTGCATCATATATGCTGCTTTTTCTGATATATCAAAAGGTTGATTAAATACTATTTCATCTCCATTTTTTATTGTTCTTGGACTAAAAAGTGGATAATAACCCTCTCTTTCTTCTGAATCATAATATGATTCAACATATAATCTAACATTTGTAAAATTAACTACATTGCAATAATATGTTGCATCTATACTTGGTACTAAATCAATAAGTCCATTAATTTTATTATCATCATCATATATCATTTTAGGATTTAAACTCATTAAATAATCAATACTATTTACATAGATATTTTTATTTTCATCTATATGCCACCAAAGATTATATTTATTTGATAATTTATTTAAAGAACTTTCTATTGTTTCATTAAGAAAATTAACTGTTATTTGATTTTCTCCTACATTAAGTGATTTAAGAACAAATCCATCGGATATTAAAGGTCTTATTATTTCTCTTATTAAAGTTTTTAAATCATAAGTTCCAACTGCATCAGCTGTTCTTACTGTTGCCATTGCTAGTGGGCTTAACAAGTCTATTTCTAATTCTCTATATTCATGCTTATTTTTCATTTTAGGTAAGACAAAGTTGTTGATATATCCTGTGAATATAATCTCAATGTTGTTATTTTGGTCTATATCGACAACTTGTACTTCCTGATATTTTCTTGGTAAATCTAAAATTGTCTTATTAGTAAAATCTATTTTTATATTACTAAATTTAACTTCTCGACTTGACTCACTTATATTATATTCATCTACTATTTTATAATAAGAATTTAATATTTTTAATCTTATCATTAAATACCACCACCATTTTTAATAGTTTTTGTAACACTTGGTGTAACTAATCTACCTACTTTTTGACTATCCATCTCAACATTTGCATTTAAGTCTATTGATACTGGTGTTTGATAGAATGATTTATTATATATATTTCCACTTACTACATCAAAATTCATTTTACTATTTTCCATTTTTATTGTTCTATTCATCTCTTTATACATATCATTCATTGCATTTTCTACACTATCAGTATTTGCTTCAATACCTACTGCTATACCTTTTGGTAACCATTGACCGACTTCATCTTTCATAAGTTTTGATGGAGATCCGATTTTAAACATTCGCTTTATAAATCTAGTTACATTACCAACAAAGCTTGAAATAACATTTTTAATCCAATTAACTCCTGAAGTTATTCCTCTACCAATACCTTTTACAATATCTAATCCAACACTTAGCATTCTTCTAGGTAATCCACCAAACGAATTCAATAAACTATTTATAAATGCTGAAGCAACTTGTTTTAAACCATTAAATGCTTGTCTCCAATTTCCCGTAAATATTCCAGTTATAAAGTTAATAACTCCTCTAAAAATATTTATCCAATATTGAATTTTTGTGTTAAACCAATTAATTACTAAAGAAAATACAGATTTTAAAATTTCTACCATTAATTTAAAACCATTTACCCAATCTTCGAATATTTTTTTTAATCCTTCCCATAAACCTATCCAAAAGTTTCTAAAAGCTTCTGATTTATTCCATAATGTGACAAATGCTGTCACTAAACCTGCAATTGCAGCAATAACTAAACCAATAGGATTAGCAGCCAAAGCCACATTTAAAGCTAGCATAGCTGTTTTTGCAGCATTTATTAATGAAATAATAGTCCCTACTACTTTAAAAGCCATAACTGCTGCTAAAATTGGTGTTAAAATTGGAGCAATCGTTTTTAAAAAACTTATTATTGCCGGTAATTTATCGGCAACAACATCTAAAACTTCTTTTGCCTTTTTTCCTATAGTTGCTATTATCTCACTTATGCTTGGCAAATTGGCGTCTTGTAACCCTTTATTTAGAGAAGTTATTACATCGGCAACACCTTTAACAATTTGTGTTTTTGCTACTGTTATTGAAGTTGCTATTCCTCCTGTTGAATTTTTTGCTTGTTCTTCAAAACTTTGAAAACCATTTAATCCCTCAGTATTAAGTTTAGTAATAGTACCCATAAATTCATCCATAGAAACAGTACCATTTCTTAATGATTCTCCTAGTTCATCTGCACTTGCATATCCCATAGCATCAGCAACTTGTTTTAATTGAGCAGGCATAGCAGTCATTAATGACCTCCACTCCATCATATCTGGTTTGCCTTTTGCATATGCTTGGCTCATTTGTTCTAATGCACTCGCTTGTATTTCTGTGCTTGCTCCACCTGCAAGTATTGCATTATTTAATGCTAAAAATATATCAGTTGATTTTTCTACATCTCCATTTGCACTTGTAAATCTTTGAACTGCACTTGCACCTTGATCTAGTGTAGTAGGTAGCCCAGCCAATTTATCACTCATTTTTTCAATAGATTTTTGTGATTCTTTTGCACTTATTCCTAAATTACTCATTACTTTAGGAAAATTATTTAAAGTATCTAATCTTTTTATAGCATCATCAGTAGAATTTTTAATAGTATTCATTGCAGTTGATATTAATTTAGTTATTCCTAAACCTGCTATTATAGACTTAACTGTACTACCACTTTTTTGAATGCCACTTGTATCTAATTCTGTTTTATATGTTAATGTTCCAGCTACTGCCATTTTCTACTTCCTTTCTATTTTAGCATATCATACAATTTATCAAGTCTTTCTTGTTCTTCTTTATCTAGAGGAAGTTCCCAAAACTTTTTAAGTTCCTTCATATCTTTATCATCTCCACTATAACTACGATAGCTTTGTATTTCGTTTATTCTAGTTTTATAAAGTGATTTTAAATATGCTTTAAATTTCCACCAATGCACTTTATCAGTTGTCAAGTCTATTCTATATTTTTCCCAAAATGCACCTGCGATATATTCATCATCATATTCATAACTTAATAAGTCCCTAGAGCTATTTTTATGCCCTTCTGAGCTTTGTTTATGATAATCTTCTCTACCACACTTATAAAACCATTTAAACTTCTCAAATGCCTCTTTAAATAGGTTTGGATTTGTATAAAGTATAAAAGCACTATTATTATAAAAATAAGGATAGAAATGTTCTAGACACCAACATATTTTTTCGGTATTATCTGCACTTCTATCCTTTATTTTGTTTTCTATTTGTATAATATGTCTAAAATCTACATTTATTTTATATTTTCTTCCTTGTAAATAAACATAATAAGGTAGTTTTTGAAACATATTAATATCTGCCATATCTTCTTTTTCCTCTATTATTATATCTTCTTGTTTCTCTATTGAAATTATTTATTCTATTTATACTCTTTTCAAATGGTTGCAATATATTTTCAGTATATTCACTTGTGTATGTTTGATATATTCCTATTAACAAGTTTAATGCAACTGAACTATCTATTTCTTCATATCCATCTTTTTTTCTTTGTTCATTTATTTTTTCTATTGAACCTTTGCCTAATACACTTTCTATCATTTTTTCTAATCCATTTAAGTCATTATCTTCTACATTTTCGTATTCTTTTATTTTATCTACATTTTTTATTTCAAATTTTAATCCATATATTTCTATCTCTATTTTCTTATCAGTATTTTCATAACCTAATTTCATTATTTCCTCCTATGTATGACTTCTACTAATATGTTCTATACTATCTTTTTTTATATTGTTTCTGTAAATGTTTTTGTTGAAGTATTAAATGTTCCATAAATGAAGTCTCCAACACCTTTTAGTGAACCACTACATACTTTACTTTCTCCTGGATTATTAGTTGCACTTTCAATTACAACTGATACCCTAATCTTTCTTGCTTTATATATATTTTCAGCAGTTGAATCAGCTAAATCTACTAAATATAAGTAAGTTTCTGCATCAGTTCCAACTTTTCTATTTACAAATATACCATAGCAATAATCATTTACTTTATCATTTTTTATTCTATCAAAATCCACATCAAATTGATTGTCATATCCAGTTACTTTATTTGTTTTTGACTTATCTCCTACATATTGAGTTGATTTTTCAGTTGGATTGGATTTTTCATCAAATTTACTAAAACCTACATTTAATAATTGAATGTCAGTTTCACTTGCTCCATATCCTGCACAATCAATATATCTAGCCTCATCATAAGCCATTATTTCTTGTTCCATGTTTTATCCTCCTTAAAAACTTGTTATTGTAAAGTATAATTGCACTGCATAATTACTTATTGTTCCATCTTCTGATACTTCATAAGTAATTTGATTAGCACATCTCATACTCGTTACTTGTTTATCCTCTATTTGAGGAAAATTTCTTTTTTCTACTTGTTTATATATATCATCTACTAAATCATCTAACCAGTCAAAGTTAGCAGTTTTTAATTCATTTCCCTCACTATTTTCTTTTAAAAATAGCATATATTGATATTCTTCTTTTCTTCCTTTATAATATCTTTTTATTAGTTCTACACCACTTCTTTGTAATGCTAACATTTTAGTTCCATCAGGTAATTCTTCTATTTCTATATCATAATTTTCACTTATTAATGGTCTTGTTAATAACCAATCATTTATGGCTTGAGTTATACTATCAGTTGTATTCATTGACTCACTCTCCTACATTCTGTTGCTAATTCGTTTAACATATAATCCTTGCGATCTGCTACCATTCTTTCAAATGGTTGTGTTCCTCTTTTGCCTACTCTTTTATGTATTCGTTTAGAATATGCTTGATATTCTGCATAAGGTACATCAATATGTACTTCTCCACTTCCTGCTACTAAAGATGTTAGAATAGACTTTTCTTGTGTTCCACTTTTAAATGAAACATAAGGTTGTAAATTTTTAGCAACCATTGTATCAAAATACTTTTGAACTTGACCTCTTTGTTGTAGTCCTAGTCTATTTAATAATACACTTAGTGCTACTGGTTGAAATTCAACTTCTACATTATTTGCCATTATATTGCTCCTAATTTAATATGATCTAGGTCTTCTCCAAAAATATATTTGTCTATTGAGTTTATTTTATATGTGTTTTCTTCTCCATATTTATTTCGTAATTCAGTCAGCCCTTTTTCATAACTAATAACATCATCAACTTCACTATTCACTATTAAATCTCCTTTTTCTACTTGATAAGAACTAGGTTTGCAGTCATTAGCAAATATTCTTATTAATGCTTTATCAGTTGAACTTTCTCCAACTCTATTACGATTTAATATTGAAGTATCTCTTACACTTGCTATTAATGGATACCTCGTATAAGCCTTTTTATTTGTATCTTTATGATATAGTGTTATTTCTTGTTTAGGAAAATCCATTATATATACCTCACTAATTCTTGTGGTAAGTTATTCAATATATTTTGTTTATCTTTTTTTGTTTCTTCTAAACCTTTTATTGTTTTACTTACTCCATCTATTGAGATACTTTTAACTGCTCCATTTCCTTTGTTTTCACTATTTATATAGTCTAATAATAAACAAGTAGTATATTTTATTTTATAACCAAAGTTATGTTCCTCATTATTTAAGTCGTCCTCTGTAATTTCTCTATTTACATTAAGGTCAATTTCTCGACTTGTTTTTCCTATTAAAGAATTAAAGAGGTCCCCTGATAATGAGCCTTTATATGTATTTGAATAAAATTCATAATCAGCATAGTTTATCATTATTGACCTCCTTTACTTATTTTGATTTTTTTTCTAATTTTATTTCTTCTTTTGCAAATGGTTCTTTTACTTTCTCTTTTTCTAATTTTATTTCTTTGAAACCATCTTGTAGATATTTATCTAACTCTTTTTCTGATACTTTATACTGTACATTTTCTTTTTGTACTATAATCATATTATTCCTCTTATTGTACTGCTGTTGTATCTAAATCTACATAGATACTATCAATGTTTCCATCTTTTCCATTAGGGAATACAAAAGTATCATAATGAGCTCTATTTTGATATAAATATCCATCTCCTTCAGTATGTTCTCCTGGTGCAAAGAAGTAAATAGAAGCTATCTTTGGTACCATTTTAGTTGTTAATGGTGTACAAGCTAACATATTAATTTTGAAAGCTCCAGTTGCTGGTGCATATCCATCAGTAAAGTCAAATGCTGAATAGAATCTATCATCATCAATAACTTCTACTATTGGAGTTCCATCAATTGATGTAATTCTTGTTTGGATAGCTTTTCCTCCTTGTACTATTGTTGTACTTTCCATTGTATGAGTAAGTTCTCCAGATAATGCTAATAAATCCATTAGTTCAGGTGCTAAATATACAATTAAACCTTTATTTCTATATCTTCTTACTTTTCCTATAAATGCTGATACTTTACTATAAATATTAGCACTTGTATATGTATTTCTTGCAGTAGATGTTTTTAAATTATTTGTTGTTGCTACAGTTGCAACTTTACTAAAGAAATAAGCATCTTTTTCAGGAACTGCTTGTGTTTTTTCAAATGTTTCTGATACATTTTCTACTGTTGCAGTTCTATTTGATTCATCTACTTCTCTCTTATCCATGAAGAACTCTACATCTCTATCTTGTGTAACTGTAAATACTTTGTCAGCTTCTGTGATAGGTTGTCTATTCCATCCTCCATTTAAACTATGAGTTTTATATCCTCCTACTTGTAATGTTGTAAAATGAAAGTTCTTTGCATCTAACCATTCTACATTTGTTGTAATAAATGGTGCAATATATGAACCTTCAATAAATGTATCTATTAATTTTCTTTCGTACTTTGATGCATAATTTATTGTGTTTGACATTATTTATCATTCCTTTCTTTTTTAAAATCCTCTAAACATTGGATTTAATTTTAATTCTTTTTTTTCAGTTGTTCCAGTATCATTATGATTAATTCCTGTGTCAACTTTTATTCCTTCTTGTTTTTCAACATAAAAAGCTTTAGGATCGTATTCTTGATATTCCTTTTTGAAATCATCATATCCTTTTAATGTTCCATCATCAGTAAACTCTAAATTCTTGTCTAATAATTTTTCATAGTATGAATTTTGACTAGATTTACTTGAAAACTTTTCATCTTTAATATAATCTTTAAGTTTAATTTCATACTCTCTCTTATTATACTTATCATTTAATGCTTTTGTATCATCATCATACTTCTTTTGCAATTCATCAATTTTTTGTTGCATTTCATTAGCATTTACTTTTGATAGTTCTTGTACTTTGTCGTTAGTTTCTTTTAGTTGATTTTCTAGGTCTTTCTTTTGCTCATTCAAATTATCAAATTTAGCTTTTGGAATGTAGGTACCATCATTCTCAATAAACTCTTCTTTCTCAAATTTTTTTTGAGTTTCTTCTGATAACTTTTCAAACTCTTCTTTTCCTATAATATCTACTAATTTTTTCATATTTTCCTCCTATACAGTTTTTTAAGTGCTGCCCACTCACGAGAAGTAGAATACTCATGTATTCTCTTTTATCATATCATATTTACTTTTTATTGTCAATTTTACTATATTTATATTCTTGTTCTTGTATAATCAGGACTTAGTCCAGTTTGCTTATTAAAGTTTCTATATTTTCTTCTATACTCTTTTAATTCTTCTTTTAACTTGTTTTTTATGTTATTTCCCACATCAGTATCTATTTTTATGCTTTCAATAGCTCTTTTTTTGTTTCTAATATTTCTTTCATAGTATCTTTGCTGTTGTTCTGCCTCGTATAAAGGCATTTTTTTGCCCTTATAAAGCACGTTTTCGTTTTGATAGTCTTGTAGTTCCTTATTGGTATAATTTGGCTCTGATACACCTAAAATAATACCAAAATAACTATGTCTACAATTATAATCATCCCATAGTTCAGCTATTGGTTCTCCATCTACTTCATCATACCAATAGCCTACACCATATTTTTCACTATCTTTTTTTGTTAAAGCATATTGCTTTCCTTGTGCTATTGCATGGCTTGGTCTAGCTCCACTATGAGCTGATACTTCGTAACCATCACATCCAAGTTCTTCAAATATCTCTTTATTTATCTTATTAGTTGTATCTTGAATACCACCTAATACATTTCTTCTTACTGCTACATCTAATTGTACATTCCTACCAGCACTATCTTTTAATTTTATTCCTTGTTCTGCTAGTTCTTTGTATGTATTATATATAGCTTGGTTATAATCTATTCCACCACTTATTACTTGCATATATGCTTTATCTACTGCCTCTATATACAAACTTTCACTTTGAAAAGCTATTGATTTTACTAAATTTTTTAATGTCCCTCTTGTTGATTTTAAACCTTGGTTTAATATTCTTAATTGATGGTTATTTAGTTTAAATGCTTTTCCTCTATACTTAAATTCAGTCTTATAATGCTTTAAATCTTCATGTGCATATTCTTCATATATTCTTTTTAGTTCTTTATTTGTATCTTTTGTGATTCCACTTGCATTATCTAAAGCTTTATAAAACACTTCTTTAGAGCCTATCTCTTCCAAAGATTTTATTTGTGCTTTTGTAAATGATGTTATATTTCCTGTGCTTTCTATTTTGTTTATTATGTCAGATATAATAGTTATTTGTAAGTTATCATATATTTCTACTAACTTATCAAAATTTATTGTATCTACTAAGTTTTTCATTATTCCTCACTTACTTCTCTTATTGAGTTTTCTTCTTCTATTCTTTGAAGTTCTGCTAGTGCTTCTTCTTCAGTCCAATTATTTATCTTCATTAAGTAAGTTCTTTTTGACATAAGCCCCATATTATATTCTTGTCTATATTGTTCTTTTATTTCTTCATCACTTACTAATATCCCATCCCTATTGGTTACTGATACTATACAATTTTCATCAACTTTTTCGTTAAATACTAATCTTCCTAATAATAAAGCACCTTTTATAATATCACTTATAAATTCATCAAGATTGTTACGATACTTTTTAGCATTTTTCATTAAGTCTTGTCTATCTCCTGCATATTGTGTTGCAGTCACTACACTACCACCACTAAATTCATAGTATTTTGTTCCTAAATTACATTTAAAACTTAATATATCTAAAGAAAATTGTAATCCTTCTTTATTTTCAGTTGTTCTTAAACTTGGATTTATTTCTTGTACTAATTCCTTATCAGATAGTCCATCTCCAACTTCCATAAATTGTTGTTTACTTATGTCATCAGGATATACAGGTATTTCTTTTACTTGTTTATTTCCATTTTCATCAGTATAGTTTATTGTCTTATATTTTACTAACTTTTTATTATATATTATTTTCTTTCCACCTAATTCAAAGTCTTTAACTGAATTATGATATTTAATATCACAATCTTTTAATTGGTCTATTGCATTTGCATATACTGATAATCCTAATCCTAAATTGTTTTCTATTTCATTGTCAGATGGTGGCATTAATAAACTAAATAATGGTATATCACTTTGTGTTTCCATTTTCTTTATAATGCCTTCTAATTCTACTTCTTCTTTTGTTTCTTTATCTATGAATATATTTCTTATTACATATCCATTATCTTTTAATTCATGTATCTCTATACATATTATTACTTTTCCTTTTACTACTTTTTCGCTTGAAAAAGCAACATCTATAATTTTATCATGCTCTATTCTTAAAGGTATAATATGTTCTGCTGTTACTGATATTAAGTCATAATCGGTTTTGTCAGTCTTTTCTATTATCCCATTATTTATTTTTATGTTTTTTAAACGATAAATACATCCACAAGTTCCACTCCAAGCACTCTTTTCTATCATTATTGGTAGTTTTTTTCTTAGTTTAATTTTATTAATAAACTTTTCTATAAATGTTTTATTTTTAATTTTATTAGTTGTTATTTCATCTTTTTCAGCAAATATTATACTGCTCCAATCTTCACATATCCTTTTTGCCATACCTAGACTATACATTTGTCTTTGGTCGCCATAAAAATCTCTATATGTATGAAAATCAACTTGATTCATAAACCAACTTTTCCATATGTCTATATAACTATAAATTTGTGTTTCAGGTAATAAATACCCATTATCTCTTAACCATTGTAATTCTATATCCATTTTTATCCTCCTAATATCATTAATTCTCGATTCCATACTTCAATTCCATAATTAAATGCATCAAGTATATCTATATCACTTGTTCCATCATCAAGCCAACGATCATCTTCTGCTTCATCATCTTGTGTAGCTTCTTGTAATGCTTTAACTATTTCATTAGTATGTTCTCTCCTAAATTTTAACCTATCTTGCATTAAAAGTACACCTATTAGATGTATTCTATCTTTTATTTCTATTTTAATGCTTGATTTAACTGGTATATGTAATCCTTCATTTATAAGACATTGTTGTAAAAAGTCTATAAGTTCAGGCTCTGCTCCATCAGCAAATATATAATCAATTCTTCCATAATTATTTAATACCCACCTTATATGAGCTATAAAACCATCTTTTAATTGCTTTAATTTTTTTCCTATTCCGTCAGTATCTTGTACTTCATCTTGGTTAGAACAATCTACTTCATCACTTTTTATTACTTGTATGTCTTTATAACTTCTTGATATTATTTGACTACAAAATGCGTGTTTAGACCCATTTTTACCAAAGTCTACTCCTGTTGTTATTGTTCCTAATAAAATATCATCAGTTAAATATCTTTCTTTATTATTTGCTATTAAATCAAACAATATTCCTGCATTTGCTATTCTTTGACCTAATATATCTCTTTTATACCATATTGATGTTTTATCATAAGTTTTTAATATTGTTTTTAATTGTTCATCATTAATACTCATATTATCAAATATGTTAAAGTGTTCATAATTATAACCATAGTTTTTATCTAACTTTTGTTGTTTTTCATGGAAATCTAATATTTCAGTATAATACCAATGTGCAGGTGGTTTTGGATTTAAGTCATGGAATATTTTTCTATCATTACTTGATATAGTTCTATCCATAACTTCTTTTAAAAACTTCGGATGACATTCGTTAGCCTCTGTTACATAAGCCATACCATAAGTATTTCCTTTAATGTACTTTTCATCTCCGTCTTTAGCTCCACCACTTATTAATAATATCTTTTCGTTTCCATCTGCACATCTTACATATAAGCAGTCCTTATTCTTGTATTTTCCCTCTCTACATCTACCACTAAAGTAGTTCATTATTCCATATCCATTACAATCTATTATATTTAATTTAACACTTGCTATACTTACACCTGCTACTAAATGTAGTCTATCAGGATGATTTTCAAGTAATATACAAAAGCATAAGGCATTAAGTACGTTTTTACTACCACGTTTACCTAACCACCCTCTGCTACATTAAACCAACAATTATTAGTTCTTCTTAAATAATTGACTTGTTTTTGATTAAAATTTGCATAGAGGTTCATATTACCACCCCCTTTTAAAATGGTATCCATAATATTTTCCATTGTTATGTAAATAATTTACTTGTTTTTGATTAAATGAAGCATAACTATTCATCTATATTATCCTCATTTCTATTATCTACTGGATTATTTATTAATGCTGCTATGTTAGTAATATTATTATTAATCTGTTGTGTATCTGTTTGTTGTCCTAATTCTCCAAGTGTTTCAAGTATAGTTCTGTAATTTTGAGCATTTCCTTTTATTGCTCCTTTTATAAGCCCTAATGTTGCTAAATCTCTATATGTTATTCCTTTGTTATTCTTTTCATCTAATAATTTTTCTAGAGTTGCTTTCATAGTGGCTTTTTCTCTACGAGCAATACCTGAATTGATACCACCTTTTCTAGTTATTTCTTGTAGTTCTTCAGTAGTTCGAGTATCAAAACCTTTGTCCTTAATATCTTCATAAGCCACTATCCCACCTCCTTTTTTATAAGCACTACACCGAGCAATAATAAAGAATAAAGGTAAAGATGATTTATTGCTCAGTGGACTGCTTATAAAAGATTTATCTTATTTTTTATTTGTTGTGCTAGTTCAATTAATTCTATTTCATTTGGATAATCTCTTTTTAAATAAAAAATAACTGATGAGATATTTCTTTTTAAATTATGGTTTTTATATAAATTGTTTTCTTTATGAGTACACCACTCCAAATTTTCGACATTATTATTTTTTTTATTGCAATCTTTATGATTCACACATAATTTATTTGATAAATTAGGAATAAATGCTTGTGCAACTAATCTATGCACAAAATAATATTTTATTATACCTTTTTTACTCAAACTAACTTTTAAATATCCATTTGATAATGTTGAGAATTTTTTTATTATTTCATTTTTAATTTTTCTTTGTTTGTATATTCTTGGTAAAGATTTTACTCTTCCCAAATTACTTACTTGATATAATCCTTCATAACCTTCTATATCTTTCCATACTTCTTCCATACTTATACCTCCAATCTATAAGTAGAGGGTTGATTGGAGCAACCCTCAAAGTATCTTTATAGATACTGTCTAATTTACTTTTTATAAACTAGACACTACCTATAAAGGCAGTGTGAAAGGAGTTATCTATGTTAATCTAAATTATCCTCTATTTCCATTTCGACAAAGTCTATTTTGTCTTTTACTGCATAATGACAAATAGAATTAATATGTTTTATATTGTCGTTTTCTAACTTACCTAGTTCTTGCATACAGTCTAATATTGCTTTGACTGATTTATTATCTAGATCACTTCTTACATTATTTATATGCCAAATAAATGTTATTTTTATAGGATATTTTGTTATAGGTTTCATATTTCTTATAAAATATCCTATATCTTGCATTTCTTTTTTCTTTTGACTTGCCCCTACATATTTATTAATTCTATTTGCATTTATAATATCGTTCCAATTGCTTAATTTTAATGGTATTACTATTTTCATTTTTAAACTTCTTTTTCTTGTTTTTTTATTACATCTTTAATTGGTTCTTTATATTCTTTAACTTTTCCCTTTGCTCTTAATTGTTCAAATCTTCCATAATCTAATTCTAATACTTTATCTAATTCTTGTAATTCTTCATTATTTTTTAAATCATTAAATTCTTCTATAACTATTGCTTTTACTTTCAATGGTCGCATATCTTTTACCTCCTTTAGTATAATATAACATAATTTGTCAATTTTAGCAATAATATCAAACTCGTTTCCCAACAAACTCATATTATTACTAATGTGCAATAAAGAATTAAAAGGTAAGTGATTATGTCTTAAAATGGGAGTAGGAAACTTTTAAATATTATTAATTATAGATTTCTATTGAAGTATTTTCTACTTCCCCATTTACTATTTCTTTTAATAATTTATTACTCCATATTCCTGTTTCGCTTCTATATTTTTGTATTTTTTCATCATAATATGCTGGTTCTTTAACATCTTCTTCTGTAAAATAACCTTTTCCATAATTCACTATAATTGGTTTATGTTGTCTTAAATGTTCAAAAATCTTCTCCATCATCAATAAAACCACCTCCTTTTCCCAAATCTTTTTTATACCATTCAGGTACATCATTTTCTTTTTTATAGTTCTTATTCTTATTAAACTCTTCTTCTTGTTCTTTTGCTTGTTGTATTGTCTTTATATTTGCTTTTTTATAAGAATTAAGTATTGATTGAATATATTTAATATTATACTTATTATTTAATACTGCTTGTTTTATTGCATATCTTGTTAATTCGTTATCTTCCCATTCTGATATTATTTCATAATGTATTGGTGCTAATACGAATCCATTTTCTTGCAAAAAGTCGTATATAGTTTTTTCTTTTAACGAATCGTTATACGAATCGTGGTACGATACTTCATTGTCATTGTCATTGTCATTCTTATATTCATTAATTATTTTATTTACTGTTTCATTAATATTAGAATCACCTTTTATATTATTGAACACATAATTAATTAATTGTTTATTCTTAACTTGTTTTATTTCTTTTGTTAAACAATCCTCTACAGGTTTTCCACCTTTGATAATACTATATTTTAAATAATTTTTTATAGCTATTTCGTTAGTTTCATTACAATACATTATCATATTATATTTTGTTTCAAACCTATCCAAAAGAACTTGTATTGTTTCTAAACTATATCCTAATTCAAAAGCCATTATTTTTTTATTTATTTTGTATATTCCTAATTGTGTTGTATGTGGATTAGTTAATAAATATAACATGAATAATTTATCTTCTGGGCTAAATAATTCTACTACTTTATCATCATTCCAAAAACTTGTATCTACTATTCTTTTTACTGCCATAATTAACCTCCATAATAATCTTCTAATTCTTCTCTCAATTCAGTCCAATTGCTTACTTGACAAAATATATCTTTTAAATAATCAAAATCTTCTTCTTCATAATTTTTTCTTAATAAACATTTTAATTTCATATCATTTACATAATATAATCTATTTTTAGCAATTTTTATTAAATAATTAATTTTTACGCCATTAGGATCATCTTTTTGTTTTTTTCTTGTTGCACAAATTCTACCAATATAATCTACTACTATTGAAACACTATTTGTATCATTAATATCATAATATTGATTTATTGATATTTTTGTACTTTCATAGACTTCATCAAATCCATATCTTTTAATAATGTTTTTACATTTTTGCCTACCATATTCACTAAAAGTTCTACCTGTTTTTGCATTTAATAGTTCTTCTATTTTATCTACTTGTTCATCATCAAAACTTTCTAATTCTTTTTTCCATTTTAATAACATTTCTAGTTGTTCTCTTTTTTTATTAATTTCTTTTAGTTGCTCAATTTGTATTTTGATTTCTTCATTATCAGTTAATTTTCTTTTGCCTTTTCCTCTATTACAATCAAAACATGATGTTATTAAATTTAATATGTTATTATCTCCACCATTTTTTATTGGATTTATATGATCTATTTCCAAAATAACATCAGGAGCTGACCTACCACAATATTGACAAGTAAAATTATCTCTTTTAAATACTTCAAATCTTGTCTTTTTACTTATATTTTTTCTTTTTTGTTCCATAATTACCTCCTTTGAGATAATAAAAAAGCACTTAATGACAAGTAGGGTTTATTGTCTAGATAGTCCTACCCATCATTAAATGCTTTTTTACTATCTAGACAATTTAATTATACTATATATTTCTCTATAAATCAATTATTTACTTTTAATATTTTTTCTAGATCATTTATTATCTCTTCTTTTGATGATTCATGTGTTTGCAATTTGTATATTTCTCTTTGTATATCTTCTTTTGTCCACCTTAATTCGTCAGATAATTTTATATTAGAATTAAGAATATCTCTATAACTCTTTTTAAGTTCGTTTAATTCTCTTTCTAATGATCTTCTGTCTTTTAAATCCATTTTTATTCCTCTATTCCATAAGTAAGCCAAAATACTGCTTCTTCTAGTTTCTGCATAGCAATATCTTGTTCTCTAGTTCTTTCTTGATAAGCTTGTAAGTATTGTATTATTTTATCTATATTATCTACTGTTATTGATATATATTCAGTTATATCTTCTATCATTTTTTCTTCTCCTTTAAATCGTTAATTTCATCTATTAGTTCATTTATTTTGTCTTTTAATTCAGCTGTTATATTTTCTACACTATCAAAGCTCATTATTCCACCTGTACACATTTCTATTTTTTCTATCTTCTTATCTTCTTCTATTATTTCTGCATTCATATTTAGCCATTCATCATCTATATACCACTCTACTTTTGTTCCATCTTCTTCACATATATAATTTGATTTATCAACATAATAATTAACATCATCTATTCTAAACTTAAATATTTCTTTATTTGCTACTTTTTGCATTATATCTATTACTTTCATATAATCACTCTCCTATCCTATATTCCATTTGTGAAAATTGTTCAGAAGTTACAATTGAATACAACTTCTTATTTTTATTTTTTTCCAAATCACTTTTGATATTTATTAATTGTTGTTCATTTTGAATTAAATATATATCAGTAAATATCATACAAGCCTCATCTACAAAATCTTTTACCACTAATACATCTCCAACTTCTATTAAATCTAATATGTTTGGACTTGATTTGATTACATCTTCACTATATATGTGAAAGTTGTAAGTTGTTGGCAAGTTATGGTCTAGTGTTATAAAATATTGATTTTTATAACCTACATCTTTCTTCATATCCGTTATTTTTGCTATTTGTGATGGTTCAAATGGTGCTTTATTTTTAGTTCTTACATATTCTCCTACTTTCATATTACCCTCCTAATCTACTTTATCTACACTCAATACTTGGTGGTCTTTGTTTTCAATTATTTCTTCATATAACTCTAAATTAGGATTTATTTTCCCTCTTAAAAATATGGTAGATTTGCCTTCAGATTCTTTTTCTTCTTCTAAATCTATAATAATACTTTGGGATAAAGTTTTGTATTTATCTCTATATGTTTCTATCCTATATCTTGGTGTTTTATCTTTTGCACTTTTCATTATTTATTCTCCTTATCTAATATTCCTAAAAGTATTTTTCTTGCTGTTTCATCACTAGGTGGTCCTACAACTAAATTTTCTTCATAATCATAGTCATAATCTTGTTCGTATAAATCATTATTTTCTATATATTCTCTAACTTCTTTTATTATGTTTTCTTTTTGTTGTAATTGAGTTTGTAAATATTTAATTGCTAATGCTTCAACTTCTTCTACTTCATAACGAGAATAATTATTTATTTTTAATTTATAAGAGCCATCTTCTAATTTTGATACTTTGATATTATATTTCACTCTTTATCACTCCCTAATCATCATAAAATCTATCAATTATTGGTTTAATAAATATAAAGAAAATTAAAATTCCTAATAAAACTGCTAATATTATTTCTATAAATTCACTCACTCTTTATCATTCCCTTCTAATTCTTGCATTTTATTGATTATTTTCACAAACCATATATCTTGACTTTCTATCCAGTTATTTTCTAGCCATTCTTTTAACTTATCCCAATTATCTTCTAGTTGTCCAATTTTTCTTCTTAATTTACAATTGACTCCATCTAAATGTTTGTTTTCTTGTTGTAATTGTTCTGATAATTGTTTGTAAAATTCTAATTGCTTTTTAGGATTAGTTATACTTGTTTCATATATACTCATTCTGACTCCTCATTTAATATTCCTTCCAAAACGTCTACATCAATTATTGCTTTATTCCTTATTCTTTTTTCCTCTAAGTATTTAATAGCATTTTTAATATTTTTGTCTTTTTTATTTAATAAATAACGCAAAGTAGGACTATTTTCATCTAATTTTAGACATATATTTTTATAAGTAGATTCACTTATTGTAACATTTCCATCATTATTAAATAATATCTCTTCATCTTTCATTATTTATCATCTCCTATTATACTTCTGTATTTTTGTAAAATTTCTTCAAATCCTGTTGCCAAAACTATATCATTAATTTCTTCTTGCAATTTTATTTCATCTTCTAAATATTTTATAAACTCTTTTTGTTGAGTTTCTTTTTCTTCTATTTTGCTTATATTTTTTAAATTGTCTACTTTGCAATCACGATGCAATATTTGATATGTTGTAAGCCGTTTCTTTAACTTATTCCAATTAGCCTTTAGTTGTTTATTTTCTTGTTGTAAATCAGTTATGATATTATTTAATTTATCTATTTCCTGTTCTCTTTCATCAATCCTTTTATTCATTTTTTTTATACTATTCACTATTTATCACTTCCTACCTATAATATTTCATCTAAATCTTCAACAACATAATCATCTATTAAAGTATCACCTACATGATAACCTCTATTTCCATCTTCTAACGACCTGTGCATAATATATTGTGCTTCATCTGTTGTGTATAACCTTTTTCCTTTTTGCCATAACCAATTTCTTATTTCAACATCACTCATATTTTTTATTTCTTCTTCTAAATCATCATATTGCATTTTTTTGCTTGTTATTTTATTATAAGCACTTGCATAACAATTTCCTATTGCAAAATTATAATAAGGTCTTGTTCCATCTTTTTCATAAAATTTATTCTTTTTAACAATAATTCTAAAACTATCATCATCTACAAATTGTTTTATTTCTTCTAATTTTATCGGTTGTGATATCATATAATGTTCTTTACTATTGTTCCATAAACCAAACCACTTACTTCTTTTCACTCTTTATCACTTCCTTGCTCTAATTCTTGCATTTTATTGATTATTTTCACAAACCATATATCTTGACTTTCTTCCCAATTACTTTCTAACCATTCCTTCAACTTATCCCAATTATCTTCTAATTCTTCATAAGTTGGTTTTGTATCTTCTCTAACTATAAATGAAACATTTTTATCTAAATCATCATAAGAAATTCTACAACCTAATATTGTTCTAAAACCTGTGTATTTATCTTTTGTTTCGATTAGATTATTATTTAAGACTACTTCAAATCTATCTTTTAAAGTTGCTACTCTCATTTTTTCTACTGCTTCATTTATATTATTAAATAGATAATCATTTTCTTCTATATCTTCTAATTTTATATTAAATTCTTTTAATTCGTCTTTCATTTTTTTCGTACCTTTTAACCTTTCTTTTAACTTATCTCTTTGCAATGTTCTTTTTTCTAATTCATTTATAATATTATTTAGTCTTTCTATTTCTTTGTCTTTTTCTACGATAAAATTATGTATATAACAATATCTATCTGGTGGTAGTTCTCTATAAATTAATTGTTCTATATCTTCTGCTTTATTCACTCTTTATCACTTCCTAATAATTTAATTATAAAATATGGCTTGCCTGTGTTTTTTTCTTTTTCTTGCCATATTTCTATAACATTATCAATTCTTTTATAATATGTTTTTTCTTTAATCATTTCTTTTAAAAATTCAACAAACATTACTTATCACTTCCTTTTTCCAATTCTTGTGCTATTTCTAATACTTGCATTGCTTCTCTTATTTCCATAAATACTTGCCTATAGCTTATACTTTCAGTTCCATTATCATATCTATTTTTTAAATGTTCTTTTAACATATTCCAATTATCTTTTAGTTGTTTGTTTTCTTCTTTTAATTCTTGATTTTCTTTTTTAAAATAACACAAAGGACAATAAATTTTATTATCAAATCCTTGTGCATGGAAATTGTCAAATTCATTTCCACATATTTCACATTTCCATTTTGCCATTTACTTATCACTTCCTTGCTCTAAATCAAAGCCAAATGTCCATAGTTTTCTTTTAAATGGGTTTTTGAATGTAAATAAAGGATATTTTATTAAATATAATTTAGGATTTCCAGGTATATTGTCGGCTTCTTTAATATCAATTATTTGTCCCTTTAATCCATTATTAATTACTTTATCTTTAATCTTTA